GCGGCAGCAGCAACAGTTGCAAATCCTGCTCTTCTAGTAAATGAAGATATACCAGCAAGTGGAGTAAACGACGCAGCAAAAGCTACAGTGGAGACACCAGCATTGTGTGCATAGACTGCCGTTGTAGCAGTACCTGTAATAGGATTATCATGAACTCTTAAAGGTGCATCAATTCTTACAGTATTGCCAAAGGTTGCAATACCAACCACACTAATATCTTGTCTGAATAGGGCAAATCCATCAACATCTAGAGGAACTTCTGGTGATACTTTGTTAATACCTACATTAACTGTTGTGTGAATACCAGAACCAGTTTTTCTCCAATGATCTTTAATACGAATATCAACGGTAGTTCCATTGGCAGTAGCATCAACTAAATCACCACCACTGTCAGTTCCAATTAGGTTCATCGTGGTGAATGAACCAACACCAACTAAAACACCTTCGTTTTGAACAAAGAATCCATCAGTCTGAGCATCTGGTGCGGCATTAACCCAGCGAATACCATTGACATCACGAGAAAGATAGAATCCATTAGACCCTTGATTATTAACAGAGTCATAGATGTTACTAAGAACTCTAATTTCATCAACATCAAGATTATGTTCTGGAAGTGTGCTACCTATACCTACATTACCAGCACGAGGACCTGAAGCAAATCCTACAAGATAGTTTGTGCCCGTGTCATTAGTAAGTTCAAATCTTTCGCGAACTGTCGCAATACCAACATCAATATTATCTACATCAAGATTATCTGCCTCAACATCAGCAAGTGTCGCAGTGGATGCTACAGAAACTGTGCTTTGGAATGCTGAGGCACCAACAAAAGTTGAAAGACCTGAAACATACAGGTTGGCAATATTTGCCTGCTTTGTGATATTAATATCTTCTACAGTAAGATCCGTTCCGAATCCTACAAAATCATAGTAAAGAGTTCCGTAAATATATACGTCTTTTAAAAACTCAGCCTTCTGAGTGAATGTTGTCTCGTTATTAAAAACTTGATCTGACATTAGAAGAGACCGCCTACTGCTCCACCTACGAAACCACCAACAGGACCACCAATGGCACCACCAACGGCATTACCAACAAACGAACCGTCAATTCCTGTTTCACCACCTAAGAAATCAGTTCCTATTTGTGTTCCTGTGTAAATTCTGCCGATGAATTGTTCTAAAAGTGGAGTTGCGTTACCACTAAGAGCTCTCACAGAATGATAAGTTGCTCTAACTTGAATATCATTCGCCATTAAACGAATTCTTTTACCAGCAATTAAGTCAAGATTCTTATCAGCATTAACAATTATATTAGCACCAGATACAGTTACATTACCGTTTCTGTCTGCCTTGATATTAACATTTCCTCTTCTTGCTTGAATATTAATATCAACACCTTTATCTTCATTATATTCACCAGCAACAATTTCTATAGTCTTATCACTATGAATTTTAAGAGCACCAGACTCACTAAACCTTATTGACGACTTAAGGTCCTGGTCTGTTACACCATAAAGTTGATAAACCTGCCTTCCATCAATTCCCATCTGCTGGTCATTGACATAGATACCAAATTTAGGACCGTAGAGTTCGGCAAATGACTGTGAGAATACTTTTTGTTCTGCCATTTTATACGATACAATCTATGACTTGAGTTACTTCTTCCTGTGGTGGTCTCTTTCCAAGTTTAGGAATGAGAATAGCACCACTACCACTTACACTTGTAATAGTAATCCTTGGTAGTTCAGTTACATCTACAGTATTTATGGGAGTTACCCGAATGATTGATCCACCAACAATATCTGCATTATACAAATTACCAAGATTATCAGATACAATGTCACCATCATTAAATCCAGAACCTGGATTGATGATATCAACCCTAATCACAATTAAAGGTTCTACTTCTTCAACTGGATAATTTTCACCAACAGAGGACAGATAGATTTTATCTATTTTACCATCCTTAACTGTTGCCCTAGCAATAGCTCCATATCCTTGATTACAACTATCAACAATCTGAACAAATGGTGGATAAGTATATCCGTTTCCAGGATTTGTCAATTCAATATCAATAATACTTGCGGTGTTAGTTCCAAAATCTGGGAATCCAAAGAGTGGAGCGGCAGCAGCACCATCTCCTCCACCACCAAAGATGTTGATTTTAGGTGGTTTACATAATTGTGGTGGTCCAGTATAACATCCACCCAATTCACTGGCAAATCCAGGTTTCTTGGAATCTGGATTAAAGATATCAAAAGCACCAACTACACCCTTAACTCCTTCAGCAATATCTTGAACACCCTCAAGATCAAGTCCTGCTACATTAGCAATATTAGTAGCTACACTAGCAATATTAGCATTATCAATAATTCCTCTCAAGTCAGTTGGGTCATTAAATGCTGGTCCAACACCTAGAATAGTTTTACATGGACCCATTGCGTCCTTCTCTTTCTCATCATTACAACCAGCAACACCAATAAGACCAAGCAATCCACCTACAGTATTTCTCATTAAGTTCTCAACAAAAGATCCAGGATTATCAAAGGAGTTGACAAACTGCATAATCTTATTAAGACCACCAAGAGCACTACTCAATCCATCTGCTGCCTGACCGATGATGTCATTTGCAAGAACTCCTATCGTTTGATCTGCTACACACTGAACAAAATTATCAACATTATCAACAATAGAACCAAGCAAACCTTCTACAGTATCTCCAATCTTACCTAGAATTGAATTAACAATACAAGGCAATGTATCCTGCAAAAATTTGATTGGGATTGCCATCGCTTGCTGTGCGGCAAGACCTGCTGCCCTAGCAATGGGATATGATCCTGTTGCTGCTAATACAAGACCAAATACTTTTTGATACAACATCTCAAGTCCCTTCTTCATCAACGGAATAGTCTGCTCAGCAAAGTCAGTGACCATACCATTAACAAAACCAGATGCTAGACTTTCTACTTGCTCCCTTCTGACCTTGATTTCTTGCTTGATCCAATCTTTTACAAATTCAGAACCTTCATCAAAGTCTGCTTTTATTCTTTTTACCGAATCACTGAATTGCTCCACAGCATTTTTTATATCTGTAAGTTGTTGACTTCCCTTAGCATCTTTAGGACTATCATTACCACCACAAGGGTTTGTAACTTTAATTCCATCAGCAGATGAAATTCTTGCGGGATTGTCAGAATTTACAGTTCTTTCTGGAGTGTTTGTTTGAGGAGATGGTTGTTCCTGAACATCTGATGATTCCGATTGTGTTCTAACCTTCTTTGAAGGTTTTTTCATATCCTCATTATAACCGGTGAAATTTCCAAAAGGAAGTTTTTCACCATTTTTTGCCGCATATTTAGAATTACCCAGAGCACCCATAATTATAGGTTGTTGAGCATTCTCATTATCAAGGAAGAAACCTATTACAGTATCTCCCTGATTAAAGTGAATTGTCTTTGACATACCACCAGAACCAGTTCCGGTTCCTGGAGGACGCATCACTAATGCCCATGGAAGATCTTTATCCTCTAGTTCTGCTGTGGTGTATGGATGATAACCCATAATACGAACTTTATATCTTGGAGCACCCCAACTATTATCACCATCAATCATAGAGTTCAAGGCATTACCATCAACATCCTTATAAGGAGCAATCTGCCCTATCCACCAGGTGAAACCATCTCTACCTAAAAAATTAGTATTAAAAGAAAAATCGTCCATTAGTTTGTTGGCCTTTTTGGTGAACCGTGAGTATCTCTAATTAATTTCATTGAAGTTGTAGATTGATCACTATCAAAATGATGACACAACTCTTTAATCATATATAGACCACTCAATTCCGGATCATTTTCTTTACTATCAGATGATGTTTTGGGGAAGTTACACTTAATCACATCACCTGCTTCCAAATTAGTATTGACTGGAACTTGAACATCTAAAGTCTGCATAAACAAAAGATTATACCGCAAAATAGATTGTCTTTGATTTTCAAAACCACTGGCATTTACTGCAGGTAAATTAGAATCATTTTGGGGAACATAAGCATCCTTTTCTAAAGTTCCAACATCACCGACCATAGAGATTATTCTACTAGGCAAGTTTTTTAAACCTGGAGCACCAAGGATTTGAGGTATTTCAAAGTCCTCACCTAGTTTTACTCTTGGCACTTTATTTTGAATGCTATAAAGACCTTTAGCAACACTTGAAAATCCACCCGTGGCAGGATTAAATTCTGCGAAGAAAGAAGAATACATACCTCTTTTTAACTTTGAAATCAAATCATGATTTAAGGAAATTGTGTATGATAAAATGGAGTCATCAGAATATTGTAGAGGAGTTGATCCCACAGACTTATAAGTATATTCACTTTTTGGAGAAGCAATCCCCCTTTCAATTAACTTTGAAACGGATTTGAATTTAAAACCTGATTTTGTTTGATAAAAGAAATATCCTGCCTCCTTATTATCATCTACAGATTTTGATGCTAACCATACTAATATATTAAATGGTTTTTTCATATTGCCCATGAAACCATATTGATTGGATGTTGAATCCGATTCAACTACTGAATTGAGTTTATCCTTCACAATTTTATCAACTGAGTCTTTGATTGATAAATCTCTAGGAAACTTTTCATGAACTCTGGTTACTTCATTTGTTATAGATTCTCTAGAAGTTAAATCTAAAACGATAATTTCTCTTTGACCCTGCTTCATCGCGGAGGATACTTTTGACACATATAAGAATGTTGTTCCTGAAGTAAAATCCAAAGCAGGATTAGAATCAGATCCTATAGGAGCACCAAAAGGTTTAATTTTTATTCCTATTCTTTCTCCACCTCTTAGAGGCAATCCACTGTATAGAGATTCTGGTTTACTATCAGTTGAATTATTAGATACAACAACATTACCACCATCAACAATAATAAGTCTTGCGGTTATTGTAGGAGAAAACAAATCCTCATAATAATTAAAACTAATTACACCTAAACGAATGTCTACCGTCTTATTAGGATCAAATGAAGATTCAATTGTAAAGACCTCATATGAGGCAGATTCTTGTGCTTTTCCCGACATTATCCTATCTTATAATCCTGGAGTTTGTAAATTGTATCATAACCATTACTATTTACACTAGTAATAGGGAAAGATGCTATAGCACCATCACCCTCGTTACTTAATGTAGATTTCTTATTAGACTTTTGTATATTGTTGTTGATAATGATATTGTTTGATGCTATAGTTTTTGTAGGGGGTTGTGAAATAGTTTTGGTATTTCTAGGTGTCTTATTACCTTTAATAACAGGATTATCTGGACTTGTTGGATCTATATTATAACTTAAATTATTATTTTTTATTTGTGTTTTAGGAGTAGGGTTTGGATTTTCCTTTCCAATTTGAAGATATTGAACATATGGTTCTGGATCTACATCATCACCAGATACACCACCTGTCGTTCTAGTCTCATAATGAAGATGTATTCCAGTAGAATTTCCAGTATTTCCAACTTCACCAATTATTTGACCATTGTACTTATCACCTTGTTTGACATCATAATCTGCCAAGTGAGCAAACAAGTGATCATAACCTCCAGCATTGATAATAACAGTTTTTCCATACCCACTCAAATTTCCGACAAACACAACAGTACCCGACATACCAAAAGCTACATGATATCCTCTCTGGTGTGAAGTTCCAATATCAATTCCAGAATGTTTTCTACCTCCCCTCATACCTCTATTACTTGTTCTACCAACAGGACCATCTCCTTGATCAATACCCGAAAGATTTACTTGGGGTACAATATTAATCAATTGAGATTGTGATACTGGATTTTTAGATGGTGATTGTTGAGGATCTTGAGTGCTTTGAGGATCTTGAGTACTTTGAGGATCTTGAGTACTTTGAGGATCTTGAGTGTTCTGAGGTATGGGTAAAAATTTTCCCGTTTCGGGGTCAATAAAACCAGGTTCATTATCTTCATTGTAAACTACATTTCTATTTTCTCCCGAATTAATATTAAAATCACTCTCATTAAATCCCATTTTTGTGAGAATTGTATCAGCATCTCCACGGAGCATGTCAAGACCTTTTTCAGTAGATTGATTTATTTTTCTGAATCCGTCATTCATTTTCATAATAGAATTATCCATGGAAATTTTGATGGTTTCAAAATTCATATTTTTTATTCCATTAAATATACCAATTATACCTGTATTGAAACCAGTAAATAAATCGCCAACTCCGCTGATAAATTCTCTGAGTACTGCACCATATTTTTGAAGTCTCTTGTATAAATCTTCAACAGCTTTTATAATTTTGGGTAGATTTAAGACTGCCCAACCAATCAAAATACTACCAAGGAAATCCATAATTCTACCAAGAAATCCTTTAGTGCTTCTCACCGCAGTTTGAGATGTTCTTTTAATCGCACCCATAGGTGATGATGCTTCTATAAGTGCTTCTCTTTCTTTTCTCCTGATAGACTCTCTTCTTATTTTAAAAAATTTCGCACTACTAGTAATATTTCTTCTCTTCGCTACATTACTCTGTTTTAAAGATTTTGATACAGATTCTGCAGATTTTCTTGTAGAAAAAACACTTTCTTGAAGCCTACTTAAAGATTTCCTAATACCAGTTAAATTTTTACCAGAGTTGTATGCATATGACATCAAATTGTACCTCCACCAACATTATACTGAATTATGGAATGCAGCATATAGGGATTATTAGGATTGCTGCTAGGTATATGAATTAAATTATTACCTGTTCCAGATCCCGCAGAGGATTGAACTTCTTCTTGTTGTTGTTCACCACCAGTGTTATTAATAATAACATTATTAGCTCTCTGTTGCTCCTGCTCTAGTTGTTTTTCATCTTTAACAGAACCCATAATAAGATCGGTAAGATTAAATCCTGCCATGTCCCTCATGGTGGTATCACCACCAGGCACATTAACTCCCATAGATCTAACGAAACTTGGCGCAAGAAAACTAGCAGTAAGACCAGCAGCAAATCCCAATGGACCACCTAGAGCAAATCCTAAAGTAGCAGCTGTGGTGCCGACAATGGCATCCTGCAGATTTCCACCCGTAGCAAAATTAAATGCTCCAGAAAACAGACCACCTCTAAGACCGCGTAACAAATTTCCACGCATCCTCCCAGAACCAGCATTATTTCTATTAGTTCTATTATTATTGCGACCTGGTGGTGGAGGTGCTCCGCCTGGGGCAGCGGGAGTTTTTGGCAAATTTCTTATATTTCCAGAAAGATTGCTTAAAACTCTACCCGCCAATGCGAAGGCAAGATTTATTGGTCTTAGTAGAATGTTTTTTATAGCAAATCCAGCTAACGTTGTTGTCAATCTCCCCAAGATTGACAGAGCAATTCCAAACCCACCATTAATTCCTAAAAATATACCACCTATGATCCCTAAATCAGTTTTAACAGCTTCAAATAAATTACTGAGATTTAGTTTTCCTTCCTTTGATTGTCTACCTACAACTGTTAATATACGGTTTGCTAAAGTTCCTATTAATAAGATATTAAAAAATCTACCTAAATTGAAAAGTGATTTACGAGCAGCACCACCAACTTTTTGAAGTGGTGTTACAAGTGCTTTCTGTAGTTTACTTTCAAATAAACCTTCCTTCCCCTCTCTTAACTGTTGTTCTGCTAATGCACGCTGCTGTCTATCTTCCTCACTTTGTTTTGCTTTTTCAAGTGCACTCGATCTCACAATCTGTGTAGATATTGTTTGAAGTGAAGCACTTAAGGTTGCAATTTGACCCGTTATACCATTAAGACTATTATTGACACTTTGAAGTGCCATTTGATTTCTTGTCAAAGCAAAAACAGTCTGGGGATCCTGTTGAGGAACTTGCTCTTGAGCATTGCCCATCAAATTACTAGGGGGAATATTATTCCTCCTAACTCTCATTCCTAGTATTGGCGATGATAACTCAGCCATTTAATCCAGATTGTTGTGCTTTGAGATTTTCTTCTTCAATGTATTGCTGTAAGAACGTGAGATAGACTTCTCTTTCCCACGGTATCATGTTTTCAATCTCTGTTAATGAGTATTTATGATGCTGAATCAAGGCAAAATTTGTTTTAAAGTATGACTCAAGGTCTTCATGAGCCATACTCACGCGAAAAAAGCGTTTAGTCCCTCCAGAACAATTTTGTTCTCAACCCCAGTGTTTGGATTTTTCACCTTGACTGTATGAGACAACTTGGGCATCGTTTCAAAAAACTTTTCAATTTCTTTAAATTGTTTAGAACTTAACTGCTCAAGAAATTCATTCAATTCCTTCTTCGTACAATCAGAAGTTGACCAAGACTCCTCTTCATTGAATACTTGTTCAATGCACGAAGAAATCAAATCAAATGTTTCCTCTACAGTAATCTCTTCACCACTGAAATTATTTTTTACAAATTCAGTCATTGATGGATACTTCATTCTAAGAGTCAAATCAGCATCAAGAACAATATCTTTAGAGTGATCTTTACCCATCTGAACTTTAATATCATCAAGATTGATTACAGTAGGAACTTGTGTCTCACCATCATCTGGGCAAGTTACAAGAACTTCTACATCCTCACCAACAGACTTGCCCCTGATATTGAGGAATAGATACTCAATATCAAATGTAGAAAGATCATCTACCTTTACACCACGGGTGAGGATACAGTCTTTAATTACATCTTTTACTGCTGTAGCAATTTGTTTCTCATCCTCACTTTCCATAGCGATGATAAGAACCTTCTCTTCACGAACTAGGAAGGGTCTATACTTAATTTTCTTTCCGGACGAAGGCAATACCAACTCATATGTCGGTGTAGAAATCTTTGGTAATGGCATAATATGTTATTCAGTATGATTATTTATTACCCTATATCAAGGATTGTTTATGCTAACTTTCTGCGTATTAAATTAGTTATCCTATTATTTTCCCGGATAGTTGCTGTTCCATCCAGACCGTCTCTAGTTGTGCCATCCCATTCGGTGGTTGATGCTTTTTCAAGTTCCCCTTCAAATTCTTGCTGACGATTAAGAACTTGATTTGCATCAAGATAATCTTTTCCTATTTTGTCAGGTTCTCTATTTCCAGATGTACCTTTAGATACAGAATAACTGTCATATTTACCCATAAGATACCTATCAAAACTAAATGTAGCGGTTGCTTTTAATACTTCAGATTGTTCATACCTAACTTGAGTGGAAGTTAAATCAATTGGAAACAATCCAATAAATTTATATTCTATCTCTTTGTTGTAGTCTCTGTCAAATTTAAAAATTTTTGTTTCATCACACTTATAATCATGAGGATATTCCATTCTCATATAATAATCTTTATTTGATTGACGATTCACTCTAGATGTTGAACCATTAGCGATGAATTCCATCCAATGCTCAAGAAACTTCAAAGTATTGTATTCATTATCAACATAGAACTCAAGTTGAATTTGAGTGAATAGTCTTGTATGTGCCATCTTTTCAGACACACCCATATGATTGCCAATTATATCTGCCGTGGCAAGTCTACTACCAGGAAGAACCGCACTATTACATAGCAATCCAGCAGTCTCTGTAATAAATCTACTGTCAAGACCCCTCACTCTGAGATGCTGTCTCAACAGAAGAGGTAGTCCAGCAAACATCACTTGATAATGAGAGGTCTGTGCAAGATTAGTGAAAGTTGGTTTAAAGTCTGATATTCTGCGAGGTCTTACCACTCTAAATACCTAATATGATTCTGTTATTATTATTTAGATGGCATATAAGGGTAAATATTCACCGTCGTATCCTAGAAAGTATAAGGGAGACCCTACAAACATAGTGTATCGTTCCTTATGGGAGCGCAAGTTTATGGTCTACTGTGATTTGAATGAGAATATCCTTGAGTGGGGTAGTGAAGAAATAGTCATGCCTTACAGATCACCTGTTGATGGTAGAGTGCATCGTTACTTCCCAGACTTTTACATCAAAGTAAAAGAATCTACGGGTAGAATCAAGAAGATGATTATTGAAATCAAACCCAAGAGACAATGCTCCCCACCATCAAAACCTAAGAAGCAAACAAAAGGGTATCTTCGTGAGGCATATGAATATGCCAAGAATCAAGCAAAGTGGGAAGCAGCATCAGAGTGGTGCAAAGATAGAGGATATATCTTTCAGGTCTTCACTGAAAAGGAACTGGGTATTAAGTAATGGCAAGGAACATCAAATCTGGTGGACGACTTGGTAAAAAGTATTTCTATGTCTATGAGACTGGTGAAGTAACTTCCAGTAATGATCCAGATATTGAAGTAGGTTCTAATGTTTATGATAATGGTATCAGGAAGGACATTCGTGAAGAAGAAGACAGACCGACAGATACTGATGAAAATGTTAACAGGATTCGTGGAGTTGTTGATAGTTTAGGTAGAAGAAATAGGAGAATGCACCCTACTGATATAATGCAGGCACTTATCATGGCATTAGATCCTACTGAAGGTGTGCCTCAACCTGATAAATACTACACATACATATATAACGCAAAGACTCCTGGTATTCGTTATGATCAGCATCCATTGGTGCTTATATCCAGTGTAGGAACTGAAGGGTTCACCGCTTTTAGTTTGCACTGGAGGATGATGAGAAAATACACTTATCCAGAAATTGCGAGTAGTCTTTACGAAATTTATCCCTCGGAAGTAAGTGATGCCTTGAGACTTCCAACCGCTTACTA